TTTTGAGTATTAGAAAAGCACCCCAAAGGGTGCTTTAATGCTACTTCATATTTTCGATAATAACTTCCAGTCTATCAATACGCTTCTCCAGATCTGTTGTATTTAACTTATTTACATCTTCTTTTAAATTATTTATCTCTAAACGTAAGTTATCTTCATTTGGAATTTCCTCTGACAATGAATCTAGCTTTTCTTCCATTTTTTCTATTCTATATTCACTAACCGCATTACTCTTCTGTATGTCAATAGTGTTCATTATTAACCATCCTAATAACGGTATTATATTTTCTTTTGCCCAATCCTCTATCACTAATGACAATGATTTCTTCTCAACAGGCTCTTTTATTTCAGAACTTGTTATCTTGTTCCTACTACTAGCAAAACTGTCACTTCCATTCAACATACTCAAATCTTGTATATATGTTGACTCAAGCCCTTCTTTGTTTTCTCCGAGTGAATTTTTGTATCTCTTTACTTCCCTGTTATTTTTCTTCTGCTTATATTTATTACGTGCCATTTTTTCTCGTTTCTAAAGTAATCACATCTTTTTTGAAATAGATTAAGGCTTGTTTTAAAAATTCTGAAGATTTTTTTCGTATATCTGCTTGCAACGGCTTGTAATGCAACTGAAAGTCATATGTGAGTCCTTTATATTCCTTCTCATCATCGATTTTTCCAACTGTATAAATTTTATTTATGTAGTCATCAACACCATGCCATAGTTGTCCGGCTTTGGTCACTTCTTTTTGTGCAAATCGAAAATCCGTTATTCCCTGTAAATTTTCTTTAAAATATCTTGCTGAAAAGACTTCCAAATCGCTTGTACTCATTTCGCATGAAAAAACGCAACCTACTCTTCGAATAACCAAATTATATTTTGTAAGTATTTCAGGAACCAAATATTTATTTATTCTGTCACAGAACTGACGATATTCTTCATTAAATTTTTTGGGATCCTTTATGTAATATTTAAAAACTAAATTATTGGATGATAATGTTAAAATATTTCCGGTTATTGGATTTGATAAGCTACGTTCCGTAGTATATTGCGTACTTATTTGGCTAAAAAACTCACTGTTAAAATATTCTGATTTATATAAAATATCATCTGCAATACTTCCCCAATAATCTAATAATTTAAAAGAATGATTAAATTGAACGCCAAATAAAACATATTTGATATCCGTTAACGAAATCATAATACCTCACCTCACAATCGTGAGAATATTATACAATACTTTTATTTACAAATCAAATAAAAATCCCTGCCCTATCCAATATCAATAATATTTGTGCCATTTCTACCGTTAAATCAACCATTCCATTTTGGGTTTCTATACATCCCTGTTCAATTAGTCTTTTTATAATACTTTGAGTATTATCTGGCAATTTTTTAATATCAATCATATATTTCCTCTTTTTATTTTATAATTATGCTCCAAATAATATGATTATGCAACAAAAAAGACAACCTGTCTCCAGATTGTCCTTTCTAGGTTTATGCCTATGTAGTTTTAACGAGCCTTCGGGTTTTTCGTCCTCGGCTCATTGTAATTCTCTCACACATCTATACTAAACTTCAATAAACTATAATAAATTATTTTGGTATTTTTAAACGTCCTAATGCTCTCCCATGCAACTTATGAACCCACTGTTCTGTACAATCCATCTTTTCAGCGATTTCCCAAAAACGCAATCCCTTAATGTATCTGTAAAACAGTACATCGTTCTCATCTTCATTCTTCACTGTCTTAATCTGATTCTCAATGGATATATACGATTCGATACATTTGCTCTTTTCTATCTCAAGTTTTTTCTCCAGTGAATCTATTTTTGCCAGTTCATCTGACAAATCTTTCTGATTCCCACTTCCATGAGGCATCCCCGAATAGTCTGTTGCTTTCGTAGATTCTGCAAGTTCCCTAAGTTCTCTTACCTCATCGTCAATTCTGCTGATTCGTCTTCTGTTGGCTCTGTATCCTCTCAGATACTCTTTTTTCCAGTTGTTCTCGTTCTTCACATTGTTCTCTTCCAGTCTCTTCTCCATTGGCATCATCTCCTATCTTGTACTTTCTCGCCAAGTATTCTGCTACATCTCCATGCCACAACTGCTGCCCCTGCGCTTTGATCAGCTTTCCTGCCTGGTATGCTGGTCGGTGAAACTTCTCGCTTGCCTTCCGATCAGGTGGATGTTCTGCCATAGCAGCATAATGTTCTTTTTGGTTCTGCTGGATCTCTGCAGGACTCCAGCGTGTGTCTGTACTTCTTTTCACTGTTCATCACTCCAATCCAACCCCTTAATGATTCTGATTGCATCTTCAATATTCAACTTTCTTTCTCCCTGCTATGCAATCCAAAGACACATTATATGTATCCGCACATTTGATTGCCTCTCCTAACGTCAACCCTTTCCTTCCTGTTTCAAGATCTCGCAGTCTTTCCTCCTTCATGTCTAGCTTGACTGCCGCCTCTTCTCTTGTCAGTCCTCTGATTTTTCTTAGATACTTCAGGCGGTTTCCTGTTGTTCCTACCGGTCGTAATATAACCATTGTAATCAATCCCTCCTTTCGTGTTCCATGCGCAGATATCACAATCCTCCGGACATACATTTGCCTTTATTGCTCTTTCGCACATCTCCATTTTCAATTTCCTATCATCCTCAATGTCTTTGATAAAACCGAGTTTCCTCAAGATTTTATGAATCAGTGATTCTTTCTTCATCTTTAACCTCTTTTTTTCAACCAACAGTTATAACCGCCGGATTTACAACACCGTCACCGTCATATCCATATTCTTTGTTGTGCCATTTTCTTAGGCATTCTCCGTATTCCCAGCATTGAGAAAGAATGCTGACAGCTATTCCGTACATAAATCCTGTGATTCCCTCTTTATCCGCTTCATAGCTCAGCTGCTTTGCATTATCAACAATAACTTTCATTTCATCATCTTCTGATGCTTTTATCTTCTCTTCCATCATTCCAGCCCATCTTTCAGCATATGTGAAACACGCTCTGCCATATGGATCACTGTTTTTTTCATACCAGTCTTTATATTCCTGTTCTTTACCTTTTACAATTTTCATCTTCATTCTCCTTTACATAATCCGGACAGTCTACCATGTATTCGTAGCTGTCTATATCATCGCACTGAATATTGCATTCTTCGCGCTTCTCGCATTCCACACAGCATTTCCGGATGCCTATGTCTACGATACATATCCGTTTACATCCCATCTTCGTTCTCCATCCATCAGTCCCTGGATGCTTCCGGTTCAGCTTCGACCTCAACATCATCATCGTACATCTCCATAATATCTGTGATATCGCAGAATGCTCGATCTAACCGCATCATGAAAATGTTAAATTCATCTACGTTTCTTAACGAATTGATATCAAGTTCGTTTTTGAATCTCATGATACAGAATCTATTGCTTTTTGATTCGTACAAATGGATTTCTTTTGTCAACTTCTCATCCTCTTCACATTTGAAAACCAAATCACAAAATCTTCCTCCGAATATGTTATATCCACATCTACTTCTGCCGTCACGTTCTGATACCTTGATATAACATCCAACGCTGTATTCTCTGTATCCGCTACCGCTCTTGGATGCGATTGTTGTAAGGACATCACTTTCATCTTCCGGGAGTCTTTCCGTTACCGGAATCCATCTACAGTCCTCATCGGCATCATCAATCTTGCACATCTTCTCGACATACTCCCTGACGGTCCCTGTTGCCACCATCAGCCCGTCATCATACCGATCCGGCTGA